GATTTAGATATGACATCAGTTACTTTTCCAACGGAGCCTAGTTAATAATGAGTTCTATTAAATTAACAGCTGATTCTGGAGGAGGAACCTTTGAATTAAAGGCTCCAGCTTCTAGTGGAAATACAAGAATATTAACTTTACCAGATTCAGCAAATAGCACAATTGTAACAACAACAAAACCAGCTGCTGGAAGTGTTGTCCAAGTCCTAGAGTTTACAGGTTCAGAAGAAAGCGTTGGTGGTGGACTTACTACAGCTAAAATAAATTCGACATTCAATCCATTATTTTCAGGAAGTAAATTTACAACATTTTTAATGGTTCCAGGAATTACAGGTTCTGATTCAGATAATAAAGTAAGATTCGAGGTATATCTTGGTACAAGTGCTACTCCAGCATCAAATACAAAAGTAATAGATATAAGAGAGAGGCTGGCTGGAACAAATGCAAATGACAATGTAGTATGTTCAGGTGTTGATTATGGAAGTTTCACTTGTTCAGGAACAGGAACACATTATGCAGCTCTAAATGTCACTACTGATGCAGGAGTAAATACAATAGTTGGTAGACATAGTCAAATAATTAAGATAGTTTTACAGGAGATTGCACAATGATTTATTCAAAATATGAGGCATTACATTCTTTAAAACCAACAAGTAAATACACTTGGCCTGGATTTGATTATTCTGATTTAAATTGGATTAGCTCTGATACAAAACCAACTGAAGCTGAAATTGATGCTGAGGTAACTAGATTAAATAATGCAGAACCTATGAGACTTTTAAGAGTAGAGAGAAACAAAAGATTAGCTGCTACAGATTGGATGAGTTTTTCAGATTCTCCTACAATGTCAGATGATTGGAAAACATATAGACAGTCTCTTAGAGATTTACCTGCGTCTGCATCACCTAAACTAGATAGTAATGGAGGTTTAGATTTATCATCTGTTACTTTTCCAACGGAGCCTAGTTAATCATGAGTACATTAAAAGTCGGAGGAATCAGAGGAGTATCAGCATCATCAGATGCAATAACAGTATCTAATGATGGAACATGTACTGCTAATGTTACTAATAACTTAAGTAATAGAAATATAGTCATCAACGGAGCTATGCAAGTGGCTCAACGTGATACGGGTTCGGGTTTTACTGGTGTTGGTCAGCAAGAATATACTATAGATAGATTTGTAACATTACATTCTTATAACAGTTCAACAATAAATGTTATTAACTCTTCGCAATCTCCTGATGGCTTTTCTAAAAGTTATAAAGTAGATGTAACTGCTGCTGACACAAGTATTGGTGCTGCTGAATTTATGTTTATTAGACATAAAATAGAGGCACAGAATTTGCAACAATTAGCTTATGGAACAAGTGGTGCTAAATCTATAACACTTAGTTTTTATGTAAGGTCTAATGTTACTGGTACTTATGCTATATGTTTACAACAGAAAGACAATAGTTCTAAACAAGTTAACGGAACTTATACAATTAACAGTGCAAACACTTGGGAAAGGAAAACATTTAATTTTGCAGGGGATACAACTGGAGTTATAAATAACGATAATGGTCATGGTTTAGATATTCTTTGGACTTTAGTTGCTGGTAGTGATCGTACTTCTGGATCAGCAAGACCAACTTGGACTACTCATGCTAATGCCGATGAATCTGTTGGTCATACAGCTAATATATTAAGTTCAACTTCAAACGACTGGCATCTTACAGGAGTTCAATTAGAAGTAGACCATACTGGGTCGGGCGTGGCAACAGATTTTGAGCACAGGTCATTTGCTCAGGAGCTTGCTTTATGTCAAAGGTATTTTAATAGATATAATACAGAGACAGTAAATGGTCATTTTTTCTTAGCTGCTGGGTATAATAACTCTAATCCTGGTGCAAGAGGTAGTTGGCCTTTTACAGTTCCTATGAGAGCATCACCAAGTCTTGCAATAAGTGATCTTTCACATTTTGCAGAATTAGGAACAGGAAAAGCAATGAGTTCAATAACTTTAGCAGATAGTGGTACTGGTAAAAACTTAACTGGACTTACAGTAACTTTTACTTCAAACAGTTTCGCTGGATTTGCCCATGTAATAAGGGCAGGCAATACCAGTGCTTATCTTCAATTTGATGCGGAGCTTTAATTATGGCATATCCAACTAACCCAATTTACAAATTTGTAAAAGACACTATATCAGGAAATATTAGTGGTCTGTTTGTTATTAAAGGAGGGCAACAATGGCACATTCCTCTTTCTACAGAAAACGTGATGTACCAAGAATACTTAGAATGGGTAGCAGAGGGGAACACAGCCGAGGCTGCTGATTAGACTGGTTAGTTTTTAATTTTAGAGTAAAATAAAAATAAGAGATTTTTTTTAAAAATGCAGAAAATTATTAATGCAATAGCTGTTGCTTCGGGTGTAGTTTCTTTAACCGTAATAGGAGCTGGATTAGGCATTTATTTAAATAAAGATGCAATTATCAACAACATAAAAGAAAAAGCGTTAGAAGCGGTTACAGGCAGTATAGGAGATACTTTAGGTGATTCATTACCAATACCTGAAACAACTGGAGGTGTAATTCCAACATTACCTAAAAATCCATTTTAAAATTGTCTGAAATAAATCAAATAAATGTAAATAAATTAGAAATAATTCCTATCAATAGTTATATCAATACGCCTATACAATCGATACCTTTTAATCCTCCTGTAACTTTAACTATTGGTAATCCAATAATACAAGTTCCTGGTTGTGTTGTATTTAATCCGGCTAATGAGAAATCAATAAAACTTGTAACTGAAGATGATAGAGGTAATAGAACTTTATGTGATGGAACTGTACCATATTTTTTTCCTATGGATTATGTTCCTGAAGATTTAATTTATGTACAAGATGCAGTTGCACCTAATGTAACTCAATCTCCCGAATTAGAGACTCCTGAACCTAATTTAGATAATATTCCTCCACAAAAAAAAGTTGACTGCCCTGCTCCAAATCAACCAAGAGTAGGAGACTTAACACGTAATGGAGAAGAGATAGTTGTAGGTCATGAATTACAAGGAACAACTTGTGTTGTATTGTATGAACCAAGTTCTCCAGTAGAAAAATTACTTCCTAATACTAGTCAAGTCAGCACTACAGCAGCAATCGCAGTGGTAGCAACAGCTTCAGCAGCAGCAACACCCTTGTTATTAAGGTTAATAAAACCATTAATAAAGCAATTATCTAAGAAAATTAAAGG